TGTTCGTCACGACCGGGTACCTCGTTCCAGAGTACCGTGGACCTGACATATTTGGCTTGCAGGTCATGGGCGGTGGCGGTGGCCTCGTCAACGGCATCCTCCCACATTCGATAGAAGTGGTTCATGCCGCACGGAGTGGACGTGATGATTACTCGTGTCTTCTTACCTGACGAGATCGTCGGGAACACGGAGGCCATGAACTCGTCGGCCATGCCGGGGCGTAGGAACGCGAATTCGTCCAGGTACAGGAGGTTCGGGGAGAAACCACGAATACCGTCCGAGGACGATGCCGCGATGATGATACGGCAGCCGTTGGCGAACTGGATGGACATCTTGTTCCACAGTTTCACGCCCGGTTGGAGCCAGAATGGGAGGTTCAGGTAGGATTCGCGCAGGAGCTGCAACTGTTCCTTGGCAAGCATGAGCTTGTTGGCCAGCATGGCAATGAGCTGGTCCTCGTGGAACATCGCGTACCAAAGGATAAAGGCCCTGACTATCGTGGATTTACCCACCTGTCGGGACCATCGGTTGATATTGAACCTGTATTTGAGAAAGCGCCTGATTGCCTCGTCCTGGAACGGGTACGTCTTCATCAGCTGGGTACCTTCGTCCTTCGTGTTGATATAGACGTAGTGCCGGATGAAGTAAATAGGGTCCTTGGTGCAGCGCTCGATTTCTTGCAGCTGCCACATTTCGAGTTTCACGGACTCGTTTGCAGACCTTAAATTATGTATCCCGTTGAATGGCATAGTAAAGAACAGTTTATAGGGTTATGATTTTCGGGTGGTTAAAGAAAAATTGCATAGTAACCAATTTTATACGGAAATTCGGGAATTTTTTGCTATATTTTTTACTATGAAGTTTCTTGTGATTACTGCGTTTTGTGACAAGGGTGATAGATACCGTCGAAGAAACCTCACGGCGACCCTTGCAAATAACATGCGTTTGTTCCCCGAGGCCATGTACTGCGTGGCTGAACAGAATCCTACAGGCTGGTTTGATACCCTTCAAATGGATCCTGAAAAGGTCCGCCATATTCCCCTGACAATTGAGGGCGGTTTCTGCAAGACTGTGCTGCTGAATGCGGCAATTGAGGCAGTCCCGGATGCTGAAGTCATCGTGATGGTGGACGGCGACGTGTTCCTTAACGATAAGGTGGTCAACTACATACGGAACCATTGGCAAGATGGTTCCCTTGTCTTTCCGTATTCGGAGGCGATGTACCTGAAAGAGACAGATACCCGCCTTCTCGTGGGCGGCAAGCCGCTTCTTCCGGGCTACAAGGACCACGGTGTGACCATTGACCGGCAGACCGGCCTCTGCAACGTGTTCACCCGAGAGACCTGGAAGCGCATCGGCAGGTATGACGAGGAGTTCGTGGACTGGGGTGCCGAGGACGATGCGTTCCTTACCAAGTGCCGGCGCATTGTCGGTCCAATCAGCCGCAGCCGGGAAGAAGGCTGCATCGCGTACCACCTGTTCCATCCGGTCGTCAATACGGAAGATTACTTGAAGAACAGTCCGCTATATCTTGCAAACCGTGTGCGCCAGGCCTGTATTCGCCGCATGAGCGACGAGGACATGGAACGGTATGTTTCCGGCAAGGCGAAACTGTCCGAACTGGTGGACAAGTACAATGACATGGGGCGTCTGGAAGTCAGCCTGGAATGGCAGTGCACCCCGCAATCCTCCCTGCACATGGATACCACCATTTATGACGTGGACCGTACCGGGGAGATGAGCTTTACGAAGGTGATGAAGGCTATCGAGGAAGAAGATCGGGCCGAATACTGCGTCACCTTCATTGACGATATTTTGATGAAGCTGCCCGACCTCTCACCTGTTCAGAAAGATGAGATTATGGGACTGCGCAAGTATTACGAGGAGATGGCAAATGCAGTTCAGTCGTGATTTGTTGGTGCCGGACTGGCATAGTAAGTTCAATGTTTTGGCCAGGTTGTGCGCCATTTACGACCACCGGTCATGCTGGGTACATTCGGAATGCAGGGACCCCATCGTGGTGCAATGCGGTGACGGGAGAATTCTCGGGCCCGACGGGATAGAGAAGAAGAACCACATCCTGGTACTGCATGACTGGGACGAGAAGTATGCCAAGATGCTCGACCATGCGACGCGGGTAGTGACCATCGGCAAGATTGAGGGAGCGCCATCTGATGCCATCTCGATGGACAGTTTCCCAATTCCGGATCTTCCGGAACAGCCCAGACATCCGGACAATGACGTGCTGATTGCCGGACAATGTACGGGCAACGATACCCTTGACTTTGTGAATAACGTGCTGGAAGGAATGGACCGTTCCCTGACGATTACCGTGGCACTCTATGACCGTGGGTCCTACAAGACCGAGCAGATGATTTCGGGACTAGTTTACGGGGAGACGATGTCGTCATTTGAGAAGGTCTCGTGGAAGAAACGCCAGTCATACCCCATGATTACCGCGCTTTACCTTACAGCCGGACAGGTTGTCCACTGTGGGTCGGGAAAGCGCGGGTTTTTGCATGCCATGGCGGTACGTGCGGCATCCAGGGGGTCCGGTCTGATAACGAGGACATCGGACAACAACTTCGAGCCGTCCACTATCCGGCAATTCTTGGAGGCCGTTGGCGAAAATGCAAGGTAAATAACAATTTACATTCTTCGTCAAACGGGCTGGAACCGCCATATCTAGTGGAAAAATACTTCAAAAAACACAATATACTGTATTTTTGTGTAGTATGTGGCCGGATTCCGAGGTATATAAACACTACTTGCCTTATTTCAAAGCGACCGATAGGCGGTCAACGTTGTAAGGTAAAAATGAGGAAAATGTATGAGTAATGTAAGCGAAGTCGCTGAACCAGTTGCCACACCGAAACTTGCCAAAGTAAACAAGCGTGACGGAAGACCACAGACCTTTAATCCAAGCAAAATCGAACACGCGATGAAGACCGTGTTCTACGTGACCAAGACCTCGGTCACCGATGAAGAACTCGACGAGGCGACCAACAAGGTCATCGAAGAAGTCCAGGGATATAACACCATTTCAGTTTCTGCCGACAAGGTGGCCAATGCGGTGAAGAATGTTCTCCGCGAAAAGTGGCCCAAGGCATACGATGCCTATGTGATTTACCGCGCCAACCGTGACAAGGTTCTTGCAACCAAGAATGCGATTATCAAGAATACCCCGCTTTTGACCACCGTTCGTGAAATTACCGATGATAAGTTCACTTCTCTGAACACATCGAACATCCTGCGCGACAATGCGAACGAGTGCGGCGCCACACCCGCCGGCGCATACGGCAAAATCGCATCCGAGACCAACAAGACATACAACCTGTTGAACAATATCAACGAGAAGTATGCCCAGATGCACAAGGATGGCTACCTGCACATCCACGACCTCAACATGTACAACCTGACATTCAACTGCCTCTTTGCCCCGGTTGGCAAGCTCTTGAAGTCCGGGTTCGATTCCGGTACTGGTTTCATTCGCCGTGCCCATTCTGTCCAGAGTGCTGCTGCGCTGACTGCCGTGATTTTCCAGCTTCAGTCCAACCAGCAGTACGGCGGTATTGCCTGTGACAACTTTGATTTTGACCTGGCCCCGACCGTGGACGAGAGTTTCCGTACCCACCTCGGCATCAGGCTCAATGACTACTATGACGATACCGGCGACGAGCGCTTTAAGGACTTTGCCGGCGATCCGGAAAAGGATGAGGACAAGGACCGTTGGCGCAAGCTCCTCGCCGATGTCACGATGAACAAGCCTCCTCATCATTACTATGACCGCTTCCCCAAGAAGTGCATCGAGAAGGCTATCAAGTACACGAACATTGAAACTCATCAGGCAATGGAAGCTCTCGTTCACAACCTGAACTCCTTGCAGAGCCGTTCTGGTAACCAGGTTCCGTTCTCCTCCATCAACTTCGGTCTCGATACGTCGAACTGCGGACGCATGGTCAGCTACAACCTGATGCGTGCCCAGTATGAAGGCATGGGGGACGGCCTTACCCCGATTTTCCCGATTTTGATTTTCAAGCTCATGAAGGGTTATACAAAGTACGAGGGTGACCCGAACTATGACCTGTACAACCAGGCAATCGAATGCCTCGCCCGCCGCTTTTACCCGAACTTTGTCCGTGTTGACTCCTCCTTTAACCTCCCGTATGTCAAGTACGAATACAAGGAAGTTGAGGATGCAAACCCGACGTTCAAGTACCGGGGTAGGAACGAAGATTTTGAATTCGGCTTCGGCGATTACAAGGCCGGCGAAACCACTGCGTTTGAATACGATGTGGGCAATGGAGACTACTGGGAAGTCGTGTCCAAGACGGGCGACAAGCTCAAAGTCCGCAAGATTATCCCGAACACCACCATTTCCACGATGGGCTGCCGTACCAGGGTCATCGGCAACATCAACGGACCGGAACAGACTACCGCCCGCGGTAACTTCGCGTTCCATACGCTCAACTTGCCCCGCATCGCTATCGAGGCTCACATCAAGAGCAAGAACGAGGAAACCCGTAAGCAGATCTTCTTCGAGAAGCTCGACGAGTTGCTTGAATGCGCCAAGAATAGCCTCCTCGACCGATTCAACTTTATCTGTAATACAAAGACTTACGAGAACTTCCCGTTCACTATGCAGCAGGGTCTGTATCTGACCTCCGATGACAAGAAGCACGCGCTCACCGATTCCATTGCGGAAGTGATGAAGCAGTCTACCCTGTCCATCGGTTATATCGGTATCGCCGAAGTCATCACCCTCCTTACCGGTAAGACCTTCGGTATTGACCATGACATCGATGACTTTGCTCTTTCCATCGTGAAGCACATCCGCGAGTTCTGCGACAAGACCCAGAAGGAAACGCATCTCAACTGGTCTTGCTTCGCCACTCCGGCAGAAGCCGTCGCTGGCCGCTTTGCTTCCATCGACAAGAATAAGTTCTGCAGGGAAATCATCGAGGAACCGACGGATGACGATGATATGATGACCGGTTGTGAAGGTCATCCGGACCCGAAGATGACCGATGACGACTATGTTACCGGTTGCGAATGCGCTCATCCGTCCGCACGCAAGAAGAAGGTTCGCCTGATCGGCGTTAAGGGTCTTGAAGATGTTGACCTTATGAAGATTTTCGGCAAGGGTTACTATACCAATAGCCATATGATGTACTTCTCTCTGGATACCTCGCTTGAAAACAAGATTAAGACCGAGGCGCCGTTCCACAAGATTACGAACGCCGGCCACATTTTCTACTACAAGCTCAACGGTGACTTGTCCAAGAACATCCCGGCTGTCAAGGCCGCAATCGACGCGATGTACGAAGGTGACCTCGGGTACTTCACTACGACGATGGATTCGGATGACTGCCTTGCCTGCGGCTATCATGGCATCATCGACAATGTATGCCCGAAGTGCGGTTGCAAGGATGAGGATATGTTCGTCCGTGTGCGCCGTATCACAGGTTATTTGACAGGTGCTCCGAAAAAAACTATATTAAAGTCATGGAACGATGGCAAACTTGCTGAGTTGGGTGATCGTCATAATATCTAATAAATAGATATGGATGCCGGCCACTCGATGGCCGGCTTTTTTGATGGATGGAATTATGGAACTGATGTATAAATGCGCTATATGTGGGAAGGAATATGGGTTAAATGGGTTTACTAACCATATTCAGCGTACACATAAGATAAAATATCAAGATTATTATGATACCTACGTTGATCAAACCGAACATTTATGCCCTATTTGCGGGAATAAGTGTGCGTTCACGAATTATGCCGGGTATAGAGATACTTGCGGGAATCCTACGTGTGTTCGAAAATTACAACATATACACATGAAGGAAAAATATGGGAAATCATGCTGTCGACCGGAAAAACGCAGAAGCCACGAGGTTTCTGTAATCGAATATAAGTTTCACTGCGAATTATGCGGTAGAGGATTTTTGCATAAGAACAAATTGAATGCGCACTTAAATAAATTTCACCCATTAGTATCTATTGAAGAATATTACAACAAATATTTTGGCGTGAAGGTTGAATATTGTGAAATTTGCGGGAAAAGAGCCTTATGGAAAGGTGTTCGGTATCATAATACATGCGGTTCATCGGAATGTACCGCAAAATTGCGTAGTCAGCACAATGCGATGCATAATCCGGAATATCGCAAGAAAGCTATTGATGGCCAGTTGAATATGAGTGCGGAGCAGAAGCAGGCCAAGAAAGATAAAATGGAAGCAACCTGTTTGAAAAAATTTGGTGTAAGGCATAATTGGCAATCACCTGAGTGTCGGGAAAAATGTAATAGTACCAATCTGGCAAAATATGGAACAATGAATATGTTTCGTTGCCCTAAAGCGATACAGACACTTTCGACAAAGTATGGGGTTACCCATTTTTCGCATTCGTCTGAATTTGCAAAACGACGAAAAAAGAAATATATCCAGGGTGGCTATGGATTTGACAGTAGAGATGAGATAAATTTGTTTAATTTTGCTACTATTTGCGGCATGACGGTTGTATTACATCCGGATACTCGGTTTACATATGTTTTTAATGGTAAGACTCATTATTATGAGCCTGATTTTGCAATCGATGACCGATTTTATGAAGTGAAAGGTAAACAATTCTTTAAGAATAAGGATGAATCTAAGGAAATGGTGAATCCGTATGACCATTCCATGGATGATTTGTATGAGGCTAAGCATCAATGTATGCTCAGTAATGGCGTGCATATAGTTACTGACACTTCCCTATTTGGGTTGATAAAAGAATTTTATGGTGTTGAGCTTAGCGAAGAGAAGGTCTTTTCGATATGTTTTGGAAGTGCGTTTCCGGGTACAGGTAAGTGGCCGGCGAATCATCCGATATGGGATTGTTTTGTGCCTGGACATAAAACGCCCCGAGATGCTTGGACTGATGAGCAGATTTTTAGAAGTGCGGTGCGAAATTTATTGACGATTACTATGGATAGCATTTCCCGAAATAAGTATCATGGTTTCTGTAGACGACATATAGAGGCTCTTGTTAATGCTGAACATGATATAAACCCATTGGCTCAACTGATTCTAAACCGATTTACTGTCGCAAAATTAGCTCCCAAGGTTACTGCATTGAGAGCAACTGACCTGCTGAAAATTATAGAGAGTGCTGGGGTAAGTTTAGTAAATGGAGTGTATTGCCCGATGGCTGGATTTGGCGGTATTGTTGAAGGTGCTCGCCAATGGTTCGCTAGGCGTAATTTAAGCCCGAATATAGAGGCATATGATATCAATATGAATTTCTGTACATGGTATGGTTGGGTTCAGCGTGATGTAATGGCTCAGGTTGTAACAACTGATAAAACGGTTATAGTATGCCCGCCATTTGGTAAGCAATACGAACATTGGAAGGGAACACCCGATGGAATGTCGGATATCACTTTCCTTGAGTGGGTTGATATCATTAAGGAACATGTGAAAGCTCCTAATTACATTTTTATAGGCCCGGAAACCGATAAACCTAAGTCAGCATGTGGGTTATTTGCTAGAAAAGTTGGAATTGCGTTGTATAAGGAGAATAGCGATGAACTACAGCAAGATTGATCCGATGTCAATAGTCGATGGGGAAGGCCTTAGGGTCTCCCTCTTCGTCTCCGGTTGCCGCAACCACTGCAAGGGATGCTTCAATCCGGACACATGGGACTTTTCCTACGGTAAGGAATTTGGCCCTATTGAAGTGAACGAGGTTATCGAGGCATGCAAGGCCAAGTATATTGCCGGCCTTACCATCCTGGGTGGGGAACCGTTTGAGCCCGAGAATCAGGGTGCCCTCCTTACCCTTATCGGGCGCTTCAAGGACACCTACCCGGAAAAGAATCTGTGGATGTTTACAGGCTATATCCTGGAAAGAGACCTTCTTCCAGGACAGCGCAAGCATGTGGACGTGATTACCGAGCGAATTCTTGATTTCGTGGACGTGTTGGTGGATGGTCCGTTCATGCTGGCCAAGCGGGACATATCCCTCAAATACAGGGGAAGCTCGAACCAGCGGGTTCTAACTCGGGAAGACATCAGGAAACTGCGTTTTAGCGAAGTTTCTGGATAATGTCCATGATTTTCTGATGAACCTCGGGTGGGCAGGGAAGTTCTTCCAGCTCTTTCAGCGCATCGTTCAACGCGAATGCGCTGCTTTTGTTGTAGGAACGTTCCACGAACAGGCGGTGCTTGTTCGTAATCGATTCGAACAGGTCGTTCGGGCTCGTAATCGAAATCGGGGTGGGCGTTTCCTCGCCAAAGGACATCTTCAAGTTGACTGGGCGGGCACCTTGGGGCGTCTCGGATACGGCGAGTTCGATTTTGCCGAACAGTTCGCCGGCGGCATATTCGCCCGATACGTTGAAGTATTCCGTACCGGCGCTCTTGTAGCCAGGGACCGGTTCATTGAGGGTGATGCTTGGGGTAGTTTCCACGATGAAGGAGAGCGCTTCGGTCAATTTGCACTTAATTCCTTCGATGAGTTGTTCTTTGGTCATGATTTTTGCCCACTTTTTTATAAAAATTAGTATCTTTACCAGTAAAAATAATAGTTTTTCGATAGTAAAATATGCCGCAACATCCAGTAATCTAAACCGGAGATGAATGCAAATGCGATCTCGTGACGAAATCAAGGAATTTTTACGAGGAATGCCCCAAAAAGTGGAAATGGTGGAAAGGGCTAGAATTTTTGCGTCCTTTGCACATGATGGACAGAAGGACAAGGGCGGGAAACCATATTTCGAACACCCGGAGAGGGTGGCAGCCAGAGTAGCGGATGCTTACGATGATGACTATCTTACCGCCATTGCGTATCTCCACGATACCATTGAGGATGGTGGCTTCGCCACTTCTGACTTGAAGATGTTTTTCCCGGATGTTGTGTGGAAGGTTGTCGAGGTTCTGACCAGGGGCAAGACTACCCCTAGAGAAGAATACATCGAAAATGTTGCCAAGAACTATCTTGCTGCCAAGGTAAAGGTCTGTGACCTTGAAGACAACATCGACCTTGGGCGCATCCCGAACCCGACTCAGAAGGACTATGACCGCAGGGACCGGTATCTTTCCGAATACAGGAAGTTGCAGGATGCTATTATCGACTGGGAGAAGCGGCTCCCCGCTAAGGAGCTCGAAACCGAGTTCTACGCTGAATACTACTGCTAAAAAATGCTGCCCATGAGGCAGCATTTTTCAATTAAAGGCCAAGTTCGTCACCGGTTTCATCTCCGCCGCCTTCATCACCGCCTTCTGCGGGAGTTTCCTCGGCAGGGGCCTCTTCCGCCGGGGCTTCCTCGGCGGGGGCTTCTTCGGCAGGGGCGTCCTCAGCCGGTGCTTCCTGGGCTGGCGGGTTTTCGGTGGATTGCTTCTGGACCTTTTCGGCCTGTGTGGTCGCGGACATGATAGTCGTCTTGA